ATGGAATGCCGTTCAGCCTTGCGACATTTGTGCGCCTAATGACGGGCAAGTTGTAAATCTTGGTTCGGCTTTTGAGTCTGGAGATACAGAGCCACCTGCTCACCCTAATTGTCGGTGCGCTTTACTTCCAGTCATTGAAGGAATGGTTGACGACCCAAGCCTCGGACAAGATTATCTCGACAGTCTGTCGTATGATTAGACAATACTCTAAGGAGAAAAAATGGCACTTCGACACATAAATTCACAAGTTCAAACCACGGCAACTTTGATTGCGGATCTTCCTGTAAGTATGGGTCGCAACATAGCGGTTCAAATTTACAACAATCATTCTTCAGCAATCTACATTGGTGATTCTACAATCACCACTTCTGGCGCAACAATCGGACGCCCTATGTCGGCAACAAGTTCATTTCAGTTGTGGCTCAACGGCGGAGATAAAATTTACGCAATTTCAGCAGCACAAACTGCTGCCGGCGCTTGCATTGTTACTTTCTCTGCATAATGGCAAACGGATTTGTTCCTCCTGCACCCGTTCGCGCTAATGCAAAACGAGGTTTAGAATTACGTGAGAAACACGGGCGAGGTGGAACCGCTATTGGAGTAGCTCGCGCTCGCGACTTATCGAATGGCTCTGCACTATCCTTGGACACAGTAAAAAGAATGGTTTCATACTTTGCTCGCCACGAAGTGGATAAAAAGGGCGAAGGTTGGGGCGTAGATAGCGCTGGCTACATTGCTTGGCTGCTATGGGGAGGCGACGCTGGCTGGTCGTGGGCAAAAAGAATCGTCAAAGAACAAGAATCTAAGGAGAAAGCCACAGTGAATGATTTAACAACCGCCTTTTTTGAGATTGTCAAGGCTGATAAGCGCGACGACGGAACCCTTATGGTTTACGGCAAGGCGACAGACGATTCTTTGGACATTGACCAACAGATTTGTGATCCTTTGTGGCTCGACCGCGCTATGCCAGAGTGGTTCAAATCTGGCGGAAACATTCGCGAGCAGCACTCTTCAATCGCTGCTGGAGTAGCCAAGGAATACGAGAAAAAGGCGGACGGCCACTACATTCACGCCCTCGTTGTTGATCCAATCTCTGTGAAGAAAGTTGATACAGGAGTCCTCAAAGGCTTCAGTATCGGAATCAAATCTCCGCGCGTTGTGCGCGACCAAAAGGCAGCCAACGGGCGAATCATTGACGGTCAAATCGTTGAGGTGTCGCTTGTGGATCGCCCAGCTAACCCCAACTGCCAGCTCGTCCTCGCCAAGAGCGTCGAAGGTGAAAGCGGAATGTGGAAAACCGAAGAGTTAATCGAATCCGCCAAGTCCGTTTCAATTCCACTACAATTACTGACGTTAGAAGACGACGCAGAGAAGAGAGCATTACTTATGAAGAACGCACAAGAACTTATCGAACTCTCCAAGACAATCGCTCCTGCGGACATTGTTAAGTTTGACCAGAAGCTATACGAAGACGCGCGACGCGCTCTTGCTCAACTGATTGTTGTTGAGGCTGGCGAAATGGATTCAGAAGGTAGCAACGAGGAAATGTCTATTGCGCACCTTCTCTCTGCCGTTCATCACTTGTTCGAGTGGTATCAGGGCGAAGTAGCAGAAGGTGAAGTTGCAGAAGGCACAGAAGACATTGAATTGGCAGCAAAGCCAGAAGTAAAAGAAGACGAAGAAGTAGAAAAAGAATTGTGCGCAGGTTGCGAAAAATCCGAAAAAGAATGTATGTGCAAAGGTGGATACAAGGCTATGGAAAAGAAAGAAAAGAGCGCAGAAGGTAAGTGCCTAGAATGCGGTTGCCATACACCAGCCGATTCACACGGACGCGACGACGTATCAACTGCCGAAATTGTTGCTCCAGAAGCAACTCCTAAGAGCGCGGAGCCAACAGAAGTTGTATCTGAGCTAAAGGATCAGGAATTACCAGAGGCAGAAGAAGCTCCAGTTGCAGAAGAGGCTCCGGCGGTTGAGGAAACTCCTGCCGAAGAAACTCCAGCAATCGAAGAGGAAAAAGTTTCTGAGGGAGAAAATCTCGCAGAAGAAATTGAAGCAATCGTTGAGAAAGCAATCAAGAGTGCTACCGAATCTCTCAAAACAGAGATCGCCCAACTAGCCAATGCAAAAGAGGCAGCAGTTAGCAAGGCGGTAGGTTTGGAGTCGGAGTTAGCAGTTGCGAAGTCTCTCGCGGTTGCCGGTGGCCCAAAACGGACTATCAAACCAGTAGATCATTCAACAAATGACCTGTTGGTTAAGGCAGCCACTTACAAGGCTAAAGCAGACGCGTCAACCGACCCTGACTTAATGAAGGGTTACAAACTTTTGGCGGAGAAATACTTCACCGAAGCTGACGCAATAACTAAATCCAACTAACCCGAAAGGAACCAAACCTATGGCTGAAATGCCACGCGCTAAGGATCTGTTCGGCGACGCAACACCACTAGAAGCAGCACAGAAAATGGAAGAGTTTACCGAGGTTCTCGGTAAGTCCCTTTCAAACTCTTCATCTGTTCCGGGACAAGCGCCAGCCGTTGATCCAACTGCACAACTTGAAGCACTTGCAGCAAGCAAGTCGCTAGCTCCAGACGCACTTGCTGGTCTTAACAATGCACTCGCTTCACAGCGTCTTGCAATGCAGGAGATCCAGAAGGACATCACTCTTACATCACCATTGAGCACTTCTTTCGCAGCCTTCGACCTCGAAGCACCTGCAAAGTTGCTCACACCACGCCCAACACCACTCCGTAACCGCATTCCTCGCAAGAAGGGTGTCGGTACTTCACACCGCGTCAAGCGTATTCTCGGATACACAGGTACCGGAACTGGTGGAGTCGGACAAACTTGGCCGGGTATCACAGAAACTTCAACACAGGCGTTCGGTTCAATCAACTACGAGCGCGGTAAGTTAATTTCTTACGCAGCTGATGATCTAGTTCTTCCTTACAACTCTTACTCACTATCTGATTCAGTAAGCTTCGACGCTAACTTCTCAGGTATGGGTTATCAGGATCTCCGTCAGTTGTCTTCAACATCTACTCTCTACGCAACAATGCTTATGGAAGAGCGTATGATGCTTATGGCTCGCGGAACTGCTTCAGGTTATTCAGGAGCGCTTTCAGCACCTACATTCGCACTTGCTTCACCAGTTGCTTCAGGATCACAGGTTGCAATCGCAGCAAACACTTACTACGTCAACGTAACAGCTGACGCAGGTATTTCAACAACAGGTTTCGGTGAGTCAATCCTCGGAACTGAAGCTAATACTGTCGTTGCTTCTGGCGACGTTCTTACAGTTACAGTTTCAACTGCAGTTGCTGGCGCTCTTGGTTACAACATCTATGTTGGAACTGCAACAGGCGCAGCAAACCTCAAGTATCAGGGAACACTCCGTGGAACAGGCACCTTCACAATTCAGGGTGCAGGAACACAGGGTTTAACAGGTAACAACGCAGCTCTCACCACAACAGGTGCAGCAGCTTCTCGCGCAGCAGCAGATACTTCTGCTTATGCAACAGGTTACGACGGAATCCTTCCAACAGTCCTTGGTGCAAACTCAGGTTTCAACAACGCAATTAACTCCACATTCTCAACCTCTAATCCGGGTGCGGAATACCAGACAGTCTTTGCTCGTCTTTATGACGCAGTTAAGGCAGATCCAGATTTGGTTCTCCTCAACGGCAATGACCGTAAGCAGCTCTCAGACGCAATCAAGTCTGGCTCAACTGCTAACTATCGTTTGACTATCAACGACCCGGGCACAGGTGGAAACACTTACGGCTCAATCGTTACTGGTCTTCAGAACGAAGTTACAGGTAAGGCAGTAGATCTTGAAGTTCACCCTTGGCTTCCACAGGGCGTATCTCCAGTTCTCTCCTTCACACTACCAATTCCTGATACAGAGGTTTCTGACGTATGGTCAAACTTTATGGTTCAGGATTACATGGGTATTCAGTGGCCAGTAACACAGTTTGCGTATGAGTTCTCAACTTACTTCCGTGGAACTTTCTTCTGCACCGCTCCAGCTTGGAACGGCGCAGTATCAGGTATCACAAGCGCATAACTGAAACTCTTTATCTCCTAGAGATAAGGCACGACCTGAGCAAGTCGGTAAAAGGCTCACTCTAAAATTAGGAGGCACTTATGGCAAAAAGAATGATCGCGCCAGACAAGCGCGTAGCGGAAACAACAATCGGAAACAGAAGCTACAAACCAAATCGCTCTGGCGTTTATACCGTCAGTGATCACGACGCAAAGGCAATGAAGGCAGAGGGATTCTTTGAGGCTTCTCTTATGGGAGCAACGCTGAATACAAACCTCGGTTACACTTGTAATGAGTGCGGATTTGGCAGTTGGTTCAAAAAGTGTGGGCGCTGCGGCCACGAAAGCAGTTCAGAAACAAACAAAGACGGAGATTAAATGGCAACCGGAGTAACAACTCAGCACGCGTTCAACGAGAATCCTTACCTTACTGTTGCTGAATACAAGAATGCTCCGACCTCGATTGACTTCGATAATCTAGTCGTTGGAGGCAATGCGGCAGCGCAAGACGCAGAATTAGCGAATGCAATCCTGCGCGCCTCCTCTTTTATGGACGAATACCTCAACCAGAATCTAAACGCCTCAACTCAGGTCGAAAACCAGCGCGTTCGGATTACAAGTCAGGGAATGATTGCCCTGCACCCTAATAACAACCCAGTTATTTCCCTCCAGAGCTTCCAATACGGCTCAGATCCTCTCAACCTCAGCTCTCTTCCTGATTGCTCGAAGGTTTGGTTTGAGGATCAACAAATA